GACTGCTTAGGGTCGGTATGCTCACCGATATTTCCTTTTTTGGCTGCTTCTGCGGCTTTTTTTACCTCTTCCTCCGCTTTTTTCAGATAACCGTCTCGTTTGTTTTCGGCATTTTTCAACAGTATGTCATAAGCTTCCTGATCATGTTTCTTAATGGCAGCCTGTGCGTCATAGAACTGCCCGGATTCTGCCATGTTGGACTGTATGATATATTGTCCCCATTTCCCGAAAAAGCCCATGGCGCTTTCTGCCTCTTCCGGTTTCTGTGCCTTGATTTTATTCACCTCTTCATCGGCTTCTGCAGCTTTTTTTACAAGATTTTGGACATTGGCCTGGTGCAGCAGAACCTGTACATAGTCCTCGCTCTTTTGGATAAGGGTATCATACCATTCAGAAAGTGTTTTATAATACCCGAAAGATTCCCCGTACTTGCGGTTCAGTTCCTCCACCTTGGCCTTTTCCTGTCCCTTGCTTCCGGTGAAGTTCTTTATTTCATCGATGACCGATTTCAGCTCAAAGCGGGTACGCACCATCTGGGCACGGCCGTCCTTCTCTATTTCGGTCATTTCCTTCAGCGATATGTTGAATTCATCCATGCCTTTTTTGGCGCTGAACAGGTCTTTCGTCCAATCCCAGATTTCGTCACCATACATTACCAGCAGCATGATGCCGGTGGTCATGGCCGTCTGCCAGGAAAAAAGTGAGGAAAGAACCTGCTTCCATACCGGTGTGCCTTTCTTGCCGGACTTCTGCAGCTCATCGTATTCCTTGCGGGCACGGGCCAGTTCGTCCGTAAAAATCGGCAGGTTGTTGGATATGGCCATGAAGAACATCTGCGGTCCCATGGCCAAGGAAGGCATTTCACGAGCCATCTGCTGGATGCTGTTATGAAGTCCGTTGAACTGGCGCTGTGCATTAGGTATATCTGCAGGAGTGACCTGTACAGATTCCGATTCGTTTTGCAACATTTTCAACTGGGCGTGCAGTTCCTCAAGCTGCTTCTCCAGCGCATGGATTTGAGCAATATTGGCACTTTGGTCCAGATTCGGGGCAGCTGTCTCACCTGCAAGACGTAACCTCTCCAGTTCAGCCTCCAACAGTCTGACGGTATTACGCAATTCCAGTGCCTCACGCTCGGCTTTGTTCATGCCGGGCGTAAGTTTGTCCTTCATCAAAAATTCAACTTCTACAGGTTTACTCATTCCAGTTTACTTTGAAAAAATCCTACTATATCGTTCGCCTCATCCTCGGCGCTGCGCTCCGGGTGACTGTCACACTTACCGCTACCTCCCTTCTGTCGAACATATCGCGGAGCGTCGCTCAGCATCAGTATCAATGTCTGGTAGTTCACACCGTCCAGGATGTAGTCCACACTCCAACCCGTTGCCGATGCTATCTGCCACACGAAACCGAAAGGGCTATGGGAACCTTCATACCGGGTTCTTAACTCCCCATCCTTGCCTGGCTCAGTCTCGGGGTCATCGGGTTCGCCCGCGCCGCCGAGCTGATAATACGCATAAAATCCTTCGTGCCCATCAGCCGTTCAAACGTCCGGAACAGCGCCATCAGATACTTCCACTCCACAAGGTTCCGGAGCACCCATGCCGTCACACCGATACCTACATGTCGCGACACATAGCCCCGACACACCGTATAGGCCAGCAGACGGCTCACAGCCTTGCCATGTTCCGCTACAAAGTTTAGTTCCTCGATCTTGTCCTTCGGCTGCCACCCGGGTTCAACACCCATCTTCAGGTATTCCCTTGCCAGCAGAATCTGCCCGCGCAGTCTCGGACGCTTCATCGTCACACGCACCTCCAACGTACTTTTCATCCATGGGAGCTTCCACCTTTTAAGAGGAACGGACACGCCGCTGTCCAGCAGCGCATCCGCACACTCCATCTCTATCAGTTGTTCCAGCAGGTCAGCCATACACTATCCCTCCTTGCTTGTGGCCTCCTCGCTTGTAGCCTCCTCACTTTGAACCGAGGCAGCCGCCGCTGCTCCCGCTGCAGGCAGCTTGTGCTCTCCCCACTCTTCGGGCAAGGTTTTCGAGTCAAACACGCCGTAGGGCTGCGAACCGTCCTCCGGCATAGCCACCTCCAACGTACATTCTATCTTGGCCGTTTCCGTAAGCGTCAGCTTACCGCCCAGGTTGCTCAGCAGCGTGCCGTTCGGTATCAGGATGCTCCGTCCGCTCACCAGTTCCAGTTCAAAAGGACCTTGCATCAGCAGGGCGGCTTGTGGGGCGGTCCAGCCTATTGGGTTCTTCTTCTCGCTGTCTTCTTTCGCATAGTGCAGCGTGCCGCCCAGCATGGCATGCAGGTTCTTGTAGTCCGTCTGGATTACGTTGAATGTGGGGGCGATGCTGCCATTGCTCTGCGGAATAATCAGCACGGGGGCACCCGGTGCCTGTTCCGCCTCAATCTTTGCGGCTTCGGGCTTCTGCCCGTTCAGGTCAAACGAGCCTTTTTCAATATAGCCTATCACGAAGTCATTGTATTTCACGGCACCGATACCGTACATAAAATTTTTGTTCATCGTTTATAAAGTTTGATGGTTAATAACACACCGGCCAATAAGCCGGCCAATACACCTGTGATAAACGTCCGCATCCGGTTCGGAGGACGTTTTTCTTCCATTTGAACGTCATTCGAAACATTATTCTTGGTCTCGTTTCGGATGCGTGTCAGCTCTTCTTCATACCACAGCACCAACTGTTGCAGACTGTCACACGAGGCTTCGGCCACAATGTTACCGCTACCGTCATTTCTTACAGTCAGGTTGGCCTGACCGCTCTTCCCGCGATACACCGCGCCGTCAGGAAGCTTACGGAGGCTGTCCGCCGGTATCGTCAGCTTCACCGCACTCGCCTGTATCCCCGCCATCACCAGTCCCGCCCGTCGGCTTCTGTTCGCACTGTCGGCGCTTGCCGATTCCGTCTGTGTCTTCTCCACCGTCGTGCTCTTCCTGCTGCTTGCGCAGCCCGCCAAGCACAGGACAGTCATCATGATGGCGGCAACTGTTGGCAGTGTCAATCGCCTTGCGCAGTCGCGCCATCTCACGTTTGTTGGCCTGCAGGTCTTTTCTTGTTGCATTCAGTTCTTCTTTTAAGGGTACCACAATGTTGCTTACCAAAACGCGGGTGGCATGTTCCGCGTTGTCCACACGCACACCCTCCGCGTCGGCTTCGGCCTTCATCGCTTCCGCTTTCGCTTTTCTCACCGTGGCACGCAATGACCCGATGGCTGCTGCAGTGCCCACAAGACCGCCGCTAAGAATGATGTTCATAATCTCACTAAAGTCCATACCACCCGTTTTTTTAGTCGGTCAACCTTTTATTCTACTTCCTTGCGTTTCTTGCGGAATAACCCGATAACCCACTGCACCAGTCCCGTGTCAGCCACGCCGTTGGCCACAAGCGAGGCACCAAAGCCATACAGCAAGGCAATGTCCCAGCTCACATCACTCACAAACCCCGCATCAAGCCACCACAGCAGCATCACGCATACCAGGCCCACACACCAGCTTACCAGCTGCGTCACCCAGCCTTTCATATTAGGGAACAAGCCCTTCAAACCTTCGGTAAGCACCACCACACCGGCTGCAAAACCGGCAAAGGTGCCAATCATTGCGTCATAGTCCGTTGCCGGAACATCGGTCCCTTGGGCCATCACAGCCGATACCACACCGAGCATCAGCATCATAAACAACATAATTCGTTTCATTGATTGTTTCTTTTATTATTGGTTAATACCTATTTCTTTCAGCCATTTCTGTACATCAAAGCTGGGGCAGGCTTTGGCCGCCAGCTCGTTGTGTCCCACAATGCGCACATCCGGGAATCTGCGGTGGAAGTCCTTCACATACTTCTCCAGTGCCTTTTTCTGGCAGCCGGTGCGGGTATCTTTCGGGGTCTTGCCATCCTTGGCCACACCGCCGGCATACACAATGTGGCGGCTCACGCTGTTGTACCCCTTGGCCCCGTTGGTCACTTCCCACGGATCCACCTGCGCATCCTCGTTGTTGTTCACCAAGCGTTCCACTCCGCCTTGCAGATGGAACAGGTCGGTATAGCCCACCTGTTTCCAGCCTCGACCGCCCTGGTTCACGGGCGAAGTGTGCCACTTCCGGATGTCCGCCGATGATACCTCACGCCCCTCCGGGGTTGCCGTACAATGAATTACCAGATACTTCAACTTTGCCATATCATCTTATCCTTTCTGGTTTTGGGTAATGGTAATCTTGGCCGTCTTGCTGCGGTCGGCATTGAGCGTAAGGGTCAGCGTACCGGTTTTCTGACTGCCACTGTTTGCACCGGCCGAAATCTTTACACCGTTATCCGTCGCTTCCACCTTGAAGCCGGCAGGGGCACTGCCAATCTCATATTCACCGCTGGCGGTCACAGTCACTTCCTCACTGCCACCCGTAGCTTCAAGGGTCACACTGGCAGGGTCAACTGAAATCTTCTTCTCGCTCGCCTTGAACACGGGGTTGCTGCGCTTGTCCAGCACCACCACCTCTTCACCGAAGGCAATGTTCGTGTCGGCCTTCATCAGCATCTTGAAGAAGTACAGTTCACTGGCATTCGAAATCTTGTCAATCTGAATCACGTCTTCATCGTCCTGCAGGTTCACAGCCGCAAACAGGTTGCCGCCGGCATCGGGCGAACAGAGGGTGCACACAATCA